GCCGCGCAAGAAGAAGGCCGCGAAGAAGGCCGCAAAGAAGGCCGCCAAACGACCCACGCCCGAGGCTGGCAACGCAAGCTAGATGGATGCTACGACCATAGCGAGGGTGAAAGCCCTGCTGGACATAACATCCAGCACCCATGATGCTGTCTTGACCGCTATGGTCAGCTCAGTCAGCAAGCGCATTGAGAACTACATCGACCGGCCCCTCCTGTCTGAGGCGCGGACGGAAACGTATAACATCCGTCCGCGTCAGAATCGGGTTTTCCTGCGAGCCTACCCCGTCACGGAAATCGCCTCAATCAAGATTGCAGTCGATTGGGACTATGCAGCTGCTACAGCCGTGTCCTCGAGTGACTACCATGTCACTGCTGATACAGGCTGCGTCCATATGCAGTTCAACCCAATCACTAGCTACCTGGGCAGCAACTACGAATATGCCCCAGACGCGGTGCAGGTGGTCTACACGGCAGGCTTTGCAACATCTACTGCCAACCTGATTAGTGCCTACCCTGACATTGCAATGGCTGCTGACATTCAGACGGTTGCCCTGTGGCGCAGGCGTGACACACCACAAGGCAACAGCATCGGCGTGGGCGGCAGCAGCATCTCATACGAGAAGCCCCTAGACCTAGTGCCTGATGTGCTGCACGCCCTAGCCCCTTATCGCCGTTTGAGGTTTGCAGCGAATGGCTAAGACTATCGCTAGGGGCAAGGGTTGGTCAATCAAGGTGACGAACGAGGGTGCCCTAAACATCCTCGGGGACGCACCTGAAGCTGTGTCTAAGCAGATGGCCTATGCCATGCGTGACATAGCGCATGACATTCCTGCGGAGGTTGTGAAGCGCATGAGCAACTTCAAGCCTGGGCAGAGGTCAGCCAAGTCCCCGCAAATGATCCGCACTGGGGCCTTAGCTAAGACCGTACAGGGCAGGCCGCAAGGCAGGAGCCTCAGTGATATCAGAGCGATCATCACGGCAGGCAGCGCACAAGTCCCCTATGCTCGAGTCCAAGAGTATGGCACGGTGGGAGCCGGTGGTACGCTGCCCGATATCAAGCCCAAAAACAAGTACCTGCGGATGCCCCTGTCGAGCATCCTGACGGGATCTGGCGCAGTCAAGGGCGAATATGAGCTGGTTGAGCGTGGCGGGCAATGGCAGACAGCGGGGGGCAACCCAACGTGGATCTCAGGCCGAGCCATCATGATCGAGGAGAACGGCACGCCAAGGCCGATCTGGGCACTCATGACAGAATCCAAGATCCCGCCTCGCCTGGGGATAGGCACCACCATTGCCAACAATGACAAGTGGATCAGGGACCAGCTGCTGGACGCGGTTGACCGTGCGGTGGGTAAGTCGTGACCCACGCCTCTGTAGACACCTGGGACGTAACAGCAGGCTTTCCGCAAGGGTGCCTGATTGACCGTCGCGGGCTCATCTCACCGTATACGGGACCGTTGGTGCAGCGTCGGCAGACCCTCTCCTCAACAGGACCAAACGGGAAGAACGCCTTGCGCCAATGGACCGTCAACCTCCGCAACCTAGACCCGACAGAGTACGGGGAAGTTGTCGCCTTGATGGAGAACAGCGCCAACGGCTGCGAGCCCATTGACATGACGATCCGGGGTTCCAGCCTTACGGGTGCTGCCTCGGAGACTGTACAGGTCCGCATCATGAATGAGGCAGTACAGTTCACAGCAGAATCGCCCGTGCGCTTCGCTGTAAGCATTGAGCTCGAGGAGTTCCCCCATGCCCCCTAGTGGAACACCTGTCAAGGAAGCGATCCTAGACCACCTGCAAACCACCCTGACAGCAATCGCAGCAGGGTCGGATTACTACAACTCCGTGGCCCTGGTCACGCGGGTCAACACGGTCCCTATCGAGCTGCACGATTACCCAGCTATCGTGCTAACGCCACTGGGTACGTCCTACGATCAGGGCGGGGATGCCACCACCCTAGCCCTGCATGGGGACTACCGCATACGCCTGACCCTTATTGTCCGAACGCGGGATGAGGCTTCTCAGGCGTTGGAAAACTTCATTAGGGATGTCCACAAGGCCATACTGGTAGACATTACCCGTGGCGGCCTAGCCATAAACACTCGTATGCTATCTGACGATGTGTATTACCCCACCCAGATAGAAGAGCCTGTCGCCATCGCTGATTGCGTTGTGCTTGTCAGCTACCGCACCCAGCGCACCAACTTGAATCAAGCTACCTAGAGGAGCAACAACACTATGGTCTTTCGTAACTTTGACCGGCTACTATTCGCCAAGAGCGAATCCACCCCTGGAACCTTCGCAGCCCCCACGACTTCAGCTGACTTCTTTGAGGTCATCGAGCCCACCTACACCGTGAGCCCGCTGATTTTCGAGAGGTTCACGAAGTCCCAGACGCTCACCCCTCAGACGCAGACCGTACCTGGCTCGTCCAAGTCTGCCCCTGTGGCATCCTGTGAGATCAGCTTCGGCATTGAGCTGGCAGGTATCGGGACAGGGATCTCGAGCGGAACCAAGCCTAAACTGGACCGGCTCCTGCTGGCATGTGGCATGGTTTCCAAGGATGTGTATGTTTACACCGTCACGGCAGGGGGGTACGCGGGCGGCAAGCCCTTCTTCCACAATGAGAACATCGAGGGCACCAGCGGTTCCTTTAGTTCAGCAGACGGCATCTCCTGGAGTTGCAATGCCCCGCATGACACTGAGTTCTGGGCGCAGCCCACAAGTGGCGCACTCACCACTACTGCCATCAAGTCGGAACACAGCGGTGCCACCGCGACTGCTGGCAGCACAGGTGCCCCAACGCGGACTGGTGTTGGCTACTCACCTGTCACTTCCCAGACGGACCCTGACCTGGCTAACTCTGCGCTGTCTTTCCGGCTCTTTACTGGAGACGGTCAGCATGTAGACGTAAGCGGGTGCAAGGGCACTTTTGACATTGCCTTCACGCATGGAGACAGGGCTGTCATCAACTTCACCTTCACTGGCAAGCTGCACGCTATCGCTGACGGGTCAACGCCCACGGATCACAGCTACACCGCAGAAGTCCCGCCTGCGTTCCTCAACGCCTCGATGGAGATTGGGACTGACGTAGGCACAGCCGCCCCCTGGGGTGGGAGCCTCTTCAACTCGATGGGCTTCTCAATGGGCAACGATGTTGTCATGCGAGAGGACACCAACAGCGCCACGGGATACCACGCAGCTGTCATCACAGGGCGCAACCCCACGTTCACGTTCAACCCTGATGCTGTCCTAGCAAGCGGCAACTATGACTTCTGGAACGAGTTCCTGGCAGGCACCCCAGCCAGAATGCGCTGGTCTGTCGGTTCGACCGCTGGAAACCGCATGGATTTCCGTGTAACCTCTGGACAATTCACGGGGATCTCTGACGGTGACCGCGACTCGGTTTCCATCTTTGACTCTGCAACCACCCTAACTGGCGGCACGTTCGGCTCCACGGTGATTACACCTGGTGGCGACCCTTCTGGAAGTACATTCGGGTCTGACAACGAGTTCTTCCTACTGTTCCGCTAGGCTAGGCTAAACCGACGAGGCAGCGGCAGGGCTGTCGTTGCCTCGTCTCAATACCGGAGAAAACATGCCCATTGCACTAGATCCCAAGTCCACCTTCCCCTACGTCCTGAAGTGTGACCGTGACTTGCCTGAAAGCGAGCAGACGGTCTTCCAGCTTCGAGGACTCACCGTGGCTGAGGAGGCTTCGGTGTCTGACTCCATGATCCTGGCCCACAGCGGTTCAGATGAGCTGGCCTTCCGCGCAGGCACTCATCAGCTAACCGTGCTGCGCTTCGGCCTGCGGGACTGGTCTGGTTTCCGCGACAAAGACGGCAACGAGGTCAAGTGCGAGATGGTCAAAGGTCACCCCCGCCACATTAGCGATGTGAGCCTGGACCGTCTTGCCCCCAAGGATCGCCAAGAACTAATGGCTGTGGTCCTCGAGCGGGGTGAGATCAAAACCGAAGAGGGAAACTAATACGGGCAGCGGTGGCCCGCGTCTGGGGGGAGAGTGCACACCTGTTCGCAGGTAAGCGATTCCCCGACTGCTCGCGCTGCCAGCTGCCCCAATGCTCAGGAGAGCGGAAGAAGTGGGGGTGCGATAAGCCATCAAAAACCCCTGTCTTCGCGATTGGTTGCGGCACCTGCCACGGAAAAGACCTGGCTTGCCCCCGCTGCAAGGGGGTGGGCACGGTTGATATGTTCAGGTGTCCGACCAAACTGCTACAGGACGCACCATCCCACACCCAGCTGCAAGTGGACCTTCTGCTCAGGTGCTATCTGCAATATGACAGCAGGCATGTGCTACCTGTAGATGGGGGGCTGCTTGACCAGTCTCGCACCTTTGTTGCGGGTTGTGACATAATCGACGCAGAGCGCGGGCGCTATGAATCCATGAAGGAGGAGAAGCGCGAACGTGACCGCATGGTTTCGCAGCGCAAGAACGCCACACGGGGTAAGCAACATGGCCGGTAACTCAGAAGTCACCTATGTCATCCGTCTAAAGGACGAGATGACCCAAACTCTGAAGAAGATGGGCCTGTCAGTGGCAAGCCTAAAGAAGAAGCTGAAGGTGGGTCTGTCTAGTGGGCTCAAGGCAGCAAAGGTAGCCCTGAAGGCGTTCGCTGTAGCTGCCGCTGCTGCTTCTGTAGCCGCTGCCGGTGTGGGGTATGCTGCGATCAGGATGGGGCAGCAGTTCGTAGACGCGGCCAGCATGGCTGAGGAAACCAAGTCTAAGTTCGGCGCAGTGTTCAAAGAGCTGGCTGTCGAGGCCGAAGACATGGCGGCAGCGATTGCCGATGGCCTGGGCAGGAACCAGACGGAAGTGATGGGCTTTATGGCTCGTTTGCAAGACACGTTTGTCCCGATGGGGATAGCCCGTGACTCAGCGATGGACATGAGTGGCGCACTGGTGTCCCTGTCATATGACCTGGCTTCGTTCAACCCCGAGGCTGGAAGCGCGAGTGAGGTCATGGATTCCCTGACTGCTGCGATGACCGGCAGCCATGAGACAGTTAAGAAGTTCGGCGTGATTATCAATGAAGTCACGCTAAAGGAAAAGCTCCTA